CTGTGAATGATATGTTGGTACGCCTTCTGCTCGCAAAGGATACGCGAGCTCTCAAGCGATCCCTTGGTTCGGGTATAGCAGTTACTGGCCATACTCTTACTAAGGAGTCGTCTGAGATGGACCTAGGAACTCTCACTAGCGAGCCTGATTTCTGGAATGATCCAGTTTTCAAGCCTAGCCTAGTTGGTCTTCCTGGTGACGTACTTTTGCGTTTTACGTCAGAGAGACAGTTCCCATTCCTGTCTGAATGGGTCCGGGCGGTTTCTAGCTCGGAAATTGTCAACAGTCAGGACATAAAACTTTTGTTTAGGTCTGACCTCAAGTATCCACTTTTTTTCCTTAATGGAATCCGAGAGGTCTTGTGTGATTGTTGGCCTGGTTTGTTCTTCCGTCGTAATCGAGCAGGACAGTCTTGCCTACTCGATTCATACTTCAAGAACCTAAAATCCTTATATGACCTTTATAAGGATGACCATGTAAAATTCATCAAGCTCATTAAGGCGTGGTGTGCTTGGTCCACTGCTTATGCACTCGACCAAGAAGAGTTACCTCTGGACTTTCATCAGATCCTAACGGGTCCTCTTCTTCGCTTTATCAAACGTATCCTCCGTACTGGCCCTGTCATCCGACGGGGCCGGCTCGGGTGGAGCCTTGGTCAAGTTAAGAGAGCTTGTGCTGCAATTCCACAAGATTTTATTTCTTTAAAACTTGCGGAGCATGCCAAGATTTTGTCTACACCCCCTAATCCTTTATCAGATGAAATTGTTGATGAGATTAGCGATCTCACCGAACAGTTATTGGATATCAGAGGTTTCCATTGGGACGCTAGTGATCTTATTGGTGTCCCCCTTCAGTCTGGTCTCGTAGGGTTTGAACCCTCAACTTCTGCTTCCTTCGAATCGAAGGTCGCCGATGGTGGAGCAAATTCATATTTATACGATTTAACTCACGAGGGGCCCACATGTTCTAGTGAGCTTTTAGATATGACACTTGATGGAGTAGGGAGTCGAGAGGTTTATTTCGAACCTCCGGACTATGATGCTGTCATCTGTGACCTGAGACAGTCGGCTAATGCCTACCGTCTTGGGATTGGTGCATGTTGGACTGTTCAGGGTATTCTCGAACCTTTGAAATTGAGAATTATCACTAAAGGTCCTGCTTCTATACAGTGGATTGCCAAAGGACTACAAATCGCCCTTCATACCTATCTTCGGAAGTTACCGATGTTTACGTTTATCGGACACCCCGTCGACCCTGATACTCTCGTGAGAATGATACGAGAGTCTCAAATGGTATTAGGTTATAGCGAGGAGTCTACTCCGCTAATTGTTAGTGGGGATTACTCTGCTGCAACTGACAATCTTAATATCAACGTCACCATAGCAATCTTTGAGGCTATTCTTCAACGATTTCGGGAATGTCGTTTGGATACTCGGAACGAATTAACTCGATTTCTTACTGTTGAATCGCCAGCTCTTTTGGATTGCTTCAGATCGCA